GCTGACCGTGCTGACCCTGCTGCTGACCGTGCTGCTGACCCTGCTGCTGACTCTGCTGCTGACCGTGCTGCTGACTCTGCTGCTGACTCTGCTGCTGACCGTGCTGACCATGCTGCTGACCGTGCTGACCCTGCTGCTGACTCTGCTGCTGACCGTGCTGCTGACCCTGCTGCTGACTCTGCTGCTGACCGTGCTGCTGACTCTGCTGCTGACTCTGCTGCTGACCGTGCTGACCCTGCTGCTGACCATGCTGACCATGCTGCTGACCGTGCTGACCATGCTGCTGACCGATTTTTAGCCGTATCATGGGCTAGAACAGCCCTAGCTGCGTCTATAGCTTTGCGTGGTCTGTCGTCACCAGGATAGAGCTTCTCAAACTCTTTCAAACACAATTCAGCCGAATAGATACTTGATGCGACTGAGTCTTTTTTAGTCCATTTATAGGCTTTAACAATCCGCATATCAGAATAAGCTGATTTATCGTCCTCATCATCATGCTTGCCCTTGACTTCAACTTTAGCCAACACCGAGCCCTGGACATAACTAAAAGCTTGGTAAACTGTTTTAGAAGCGTGAAGTCCGTTCTCGCAACACTTCATTTCACCATCAACGTGAACCCACTCGCCAATCTTCCACTTTTGATTACCGTGTTCAGAGACGATACTATTACCTTTTTGATTAAGAAATTTGTACATCTATTTTCCTTTCGGGGTTATTGTTCATAGTAGCTCCTTTATTCATTCCAATCTGGGTTTTGAGCTTTCCATATCTGGTCTTCTAGCCATTGGTCGAAATTATCGTTATTCATCACTCCCCCCCATAATCTTAATTATCTGAGCTTTCTCAGCCTCGACTACCTTGAGGGCTATATAGTTGTCTAGCCACTCCATCTGAACTTTATTCAATTCAGGTAGATATAACTCTAATTCGGTCATGATTCATCCCCGTAACATATCGGGCAATCACCGTTGGTACAATCTGCGTCACTGTCAGAGTTCATAAATCATCCCGTAGAGGCTCTGTACGGCCATATTTAAGTAACGATCGTAAGATTGTCGTCTTTGTAGGTTTCAAGGGCTTGTAGGGCTTCGTGGAAGCTCACAAGCAAGTTTCTAATGCCGATCCTACGCCTGATTATTTCAGTCAGGTCAAATTGGCTTGGTTGATAATCGATTGCTATGTTCATGTCACCTCCCTAAACTCCATCTCTCTTAAATTAGTTTCAGTAGCTTGGCTATCAGATACATATTCTCGAATAGTATCAGGTTGAACATCAGCACAACCCGGTGTCGCTTGATGATGTACCACACTATAGTGCTGCTACTCAAGCGTTCCAGCTCGGCGATAGCTAGCTTTTTAGGTAGCTTTTCTACCAAACGTTTATTAGTTTTTTTGTTAACTCGCCTTGGCAAGTCTTCGTAGGTCATACCGTCCATGGTATCTTTTCCTTGTTTATTGTTAGTATTGTTAAATCTGAGGTAGCGCAACCCTATTGGTTTTCGTCAGGCAGGAGTTTCGCCTACAGGCCACGCTTGTCAGATTGTTAATGTTACGCCGTTTGCTTGTAGCAGCCGACATGACTAGATACTACCACAGCGAGCGATGTGCTGTCAATAGACTTATACACATATTGAATACGCTAGATTTTTGTGGTAGCATCACAGCAAGGGTAGATCTTCGCAGATGCTGCCCATAATAATTAACTTGACGGGCAGCTAATCTGTGCTACGCTAGATATTGCGAAGATCTACACAGAGAGGCACCAGCAACGGTGCCTTTTTGCTACCCTCTAGAGAGGATATAAAAGTGGAAGATACAAAAATAATAATCGAACGCTCGGCAAAAGACCGAGGGCTAATCATTGATCGCAGCGAACAACTTAAAAACCTTTCAAATAAAAAAACTATTACTGAGGCAGATTTGTATAGAGAATTTAGGTCGATGATCGGTGAATATATGGCCTTAGTTTTTGTTGAAGAGATCATGAAACCATGAAAGGCTTTTATATAGAGATCAGTAATGGTCTACTCGAACCAAAACATCAACAATCAATGGGCTCAGCGGTGTGGGAATTTATGTGGTGTCTTAATAAAATGACTTTAATCAAAGAAGATTACGGTTGGGTTCTAAGTAAAAAACCTATAAAATTAGAAGAAATAGCTAAAGATATTGGGAAAGCACGCAATAATATTTCGCAAAATCTTATTAAATTAGAAAAATCTGGCTATTTAGAGCTTACTCACGCCCCATACGGGATAATTATTAAAATCAATAAAGCCAAAAAGAGGTTCAACCAAAAGGTAGAACCTAGGTTCAATGAAAACGTAGAACCTCGTAACGTTAGCGTAGAACCTAATAAAGACAAGACAGTAGACAAGACAGGTACTGCTGAGTTTAAATCGAACTTCAAGCCTATTAAGCTTTCTAAGCCAAACAAAGCAAAGGGGCATATACTGGCTCAAGCCAAGCAAGTCTGCCAGATATTCAGTGATAACTTAGGCGGCTTCTATGTTGACAACCTACAACTACCGAAGTTGATTGGCTTATTAGAAATACATGGCATCGACATGGTGAGCGAGGTGGCGCTGTTCGCTTGCCAGCTTAAAGACAAGCCGTACCAAGTTAAGGTTAATAGCCCGGCCCAGCTAGCCGACAAGTGGTCACAGGTAATAAAACTAATGGACAACCCTGATGGCGATGAGCCACCAAGTGTTGTTAGACAACTAATGGGGGATAAACAATGAGCTTAATAAACGCAAAATTATGGCAATCGACCTTTGATCCGCCAATGCCGGAAGCTATGAACTATTGGGAGTTCGCTCGACTACGCAATATTCGTTGGCTTGGTAAAGACATCAAAGAACAGCTAGAACACTACCTAAAAGTAAAAAAGCTGTCCGAGTTATCGCCTGACAACAAAGACCTCGAAGAACTATGCCGATCCGAAGCGATTAGCCTAGGCAAGCTATACGTCGAACTTAAGAGAGCAGAGATCCAAGAAATTGACCATGAATGACGATCAATATAGCCTAAAAACTCTAAAGCGTATATTTAGTAAGTTGCCCCAGACCCTCCAGCAAGCAGCTTGGTTAGACATGAGCAATGTCATGGAGGGCTACGCTGCCAATAAAAGCAAAGAGTTTGAGCTAGTAGCTATCGGTGAACTTGAAGACGATATCCTTGAGCATTATCATAATTTTGGCAAGATGCAGGGCTTGTCCAGTGGCTATGATGCTATCGATAAACTAACTAAGGGCTTTGTGCCGGGCGAGATTAGTGTCATTGCCGGCCGCACCAGCCACGGTAAGTCGGCGCTGGCCTTAAACATGGCTGTCAATATTGCTAAAAATGGTACGACTGTGCTGTTTGTAACGCTTGAAATGACCAAGAAAGAGATCGGCTCACGTATCTACCACGTTTATCAGGACAGTCTCATTAAGCTGCCGATCCTATTTCAACTCCAAGACGAGCTAGACTGGCAATCAGTCGATGGGCTAATCAAGACGGCTAAAAAGAACGGCGCTGAGATTGTCTTCATCGACCATATTCACTACTTCAGTAGAGAGATTGAACACGCCGTTGAGAGCCTGAGTAACATAACCAAAGAAATCAAAAAGAATGCCATACGCCATAATATCCCGATAGTTGTTATGAGCCACGTCCGTAAGTCTGGCACCAAATCTGCCGCCCTAGACAACGATGAACTTAAGGGCAGTAGTTCGATAGCCCAGGACGCTGACATTGTGCTGTTTGTCCACCGGGATAAAGACATACCCGACAAGATAGCTGTGCAGATTACCAAGAACCGTAATAGAGGCTATGCCTATGATGATGACAAGGTTTTGCTAGAGTTTGTTGATACTAAGATTACCGAGGAGTGGTATGAATCCCTACCTAGGTGAGGTCTGCTCTAAATGCGGACGCCCGGCTATTGGTCTAGCTACTAACTTCAAGATTGTCCGTTACTATTGCAACTCGCATTGGTGGGTCATGAATGCCAAATGGGACAAATGGGTAAAAACCCGTGAGGATAAGCAGTTTGCTGGACAAGCCTGGTATGATGAGGGCACGTCTAAAAAGTCTAAGCGTCGAACTAAAGCGACTAAAGAAATTGATATGTTTGAGGGGTTAAGGCATTAGTGGTATAATCCCAACAAATGGCAACCACTCGTCAAAAAATGGTCATAAAAGAAATAGTCGAAAATGGTGGCAACCTTAGTAAAGCAATGGTTAGAGCTGGTTACTCTCCAGCTACGGCAGAAAACCCCAAGAAAGTTACTAGCTCTATAGGTTTCCGTGAACTCATAGAAAAAATGGGTATATCCGATGAAAAGCTGTCGCAAGTGTTAGATGATGGCTTAGGCGCTACTAAAGCTATAGTCATGGGCGTAAAGTCAGAAGAAAGTTTTGTTGATGTTCAGCCCGACTATTTAGTTAGGCATAAATATTTAGAAACCGCTTTAAAACTAAAAGGATATTCCAAAGAAACCATAACTAACAATATTACTATTCAGCCAATCCTAGTAAAGTTCATCGATGGCCCTAACAGTTGAGATACCGATTGAATATAAGCGGCTATTCGATAATGACTGGCATGAAGCCGCCGTCTATGGTGGACGCTATAGTTTAAAGTCACACACCGTTGCCCGAGTATTACTTGTTAGAGCCAGATCATCACAGAAGCGCATAGCCTGCTTTCGTGAATACCAGAACTCGATCGCTGACTCATCGTATCAGTTGCTGGTTGACTTGATACGCCAGTATGAACTAACCGACTTCAAGATAACCGATAAGACTATCGTTAATACAATCAACGGCTCGGACTTCTTATTCAAGGGGTTGCATCTAAACGAACAGAACATTAAGTCTACTGAGGGCATCGATATTGCGTGGTGTGAGGAAGCCCAGACGGTCTCCAGTTCATCGCTTGAGATACTTACCCCGACAATTAGAAAGCCAGGCAGCCAGATTATCTATACCTACAACCGACTGCTTGAAGAAGACCCAGTGCATACTCGCTTAGTATTGCAAGGTAGACCTAATACCTTAATAATCAACACCAACTACGATATAGCTGAGAAGTATGGCTGGATGCCTCAGGTTATCAAAGACGAGATCGAGAGCGATAAACTTAACCGACCGGGGCTATTCAAGCACAAATGGCTAGGCGAACCTATCAATCAAGAGTCTAGGATCTATAAAGATTGGGCAGAGATAAGTAGCATACCGGCCGATGCCGAGTTAATAGTCAGAGGGCTAGACTTCGGTTATTCTAACGACCCAACGGCTATCATAGATATTTACTCATACAAGCGTGGGTTCATTCTTGACGAGATACTATACCGCAAGGGGCTTAGCAACAAGGTAATCGCTGACTTTATATTGTCCCAACCAGTACAAGTTCCTATTTGTGCCGACAGCTCAGAGCCTAAATCGATAGACGAGATAGCTTTCTATGGAGTGAACATCTACCCAGCCATCAAAGGTCAGGGGTCGGTTAATATGGGTATTCAGTTTATCCAAGATCAGATGATTTACTATACCCAGCGGAGCATAAACCTAGGCAAAGAGTTTAGGAATTACTTATGGCAAACTGACCGGGATGGTAAGATTATCAATAAGCCCGAAGACATAGACAACCACTTGCTAGACGCTACACGCTACGGTCTGGAGCAGAATATGTACGAAGCCTTGCAGAAGAAAGAGATTATCCGTCAAAAACCACCAGGCGAGGATCGTTTCAAAACTCCGCACTCTGGTAACCCAGACGGCACTACTTCCAGTGTCGGCATAGACTTAAGCAAAGTTGTCAAAGAGCCACGGTTTAGAGACGAGTGGAGACGCAGGTGAAGATAGCCGTTATCTTAAGTCCTGTTAACCTGCCGGCAGATGTGCCGTTCTTCTGTATGCGCTGCCGCTACCGCCTGTTTCATATCAACCGGGACATCTTAGTAGTCAACTTTGGGGCCGAGTATCCAGCTAAAGAAATACCGCTGGGCATGGGCGAGCTATTTGTAAAATGCCACTCATGCAAAGTCGATTATCGTTTCTACTGGCAATAAGTGGTATATTATTTATAATTATTATGGAGCATTACCATTAACCCAAACCTATACTCACCACCACTATCAAACACCGTAGTCGATGATATCAGTAAGCGTGATGGACTACTAGAGAATGTACCGCTGCTTGACCTCAACTTGCCCGATGAGTTTATTATTCAGAACTTGCATAACCGGATTAACGACTCGGTTGACTATTTCAATGGTCCACTGAACTTCAACCTGCGTAACAAGCGCATCAAGAATATGCGTATGATACGGGGTGACCAGATAGACGAGAACATCCTCTATCACTACCAGACACCCTATAAGGACAACGAATTGTTTGTGGGTGTTGACGCTATGATTGCCTACATCACGGCTAGTATCGCCCAGCCGGAGGTTTACCCGGCCGATAAGACTAAGTACGGCAAGATCCTAGCCGCTGACTTACTAACCTACATGAAGTGCCACAGCGAGATCATGGGGCTTGATGCTGAACTGGAAGCCGTAACGCTTGACTTACTAGCACAATATGTTGGTGTACTGACTATTGACTGGAATCCATTGTACGGCGGTAAGGGCGAGCTTATACCTAGACGGGTTAATCCTATCAACCTAATTGTCGATAAGAACGTCAGGCGTGGACAGAACCCAGCATTTATCTGTGAGGTGATGAAAGACAGTATCGAGGGGTTGATTGCCAAGTTCCCTAAAAAAGAACAAGAGATAATGAAGATCTATGGCATCAAGCGTAAGGGTCTGGTCAATGTCAGCAAAGAACTGGCCTACCGCCAAGTTAAGTTCACCTACTATGAAGACAACAAGCCCGAGGAAGCTATTTGTTGGTACATTCAGAACCTAGTCCTAGACAAGCGTAAGGACCCGAACTGGCTGTATGAGGGCGAAGGTGAGAACTTCCTGAACACTCACCACAAAATGTATATACCGTTCAACCTATTCAATGAGGGATCACACTGGATAGACTTCACCTCGGCTGTTGAGAACGCTGTGCCAGTGCAGGACATATTGAACAAAGAAGGTCGGCAGATTATTGATAACTTATCCACAGCCAATGGCTTTAGGATTGTGCTAGCTGGAGCAATGAGTGATGATGCGCTGGAGAACCTGACTGGCGATCCTAATCAATCAGTCATTGTTAAGGCTAAGCCGGGACAGTCGATCGATGACATTTACAAGCAGATCGAGCCACACCTAGTATCAGCCGAGCTTATAGCCGACAAGAACAACAACCGTGATGTCCTGCACAGTATCCTCGGTACACCAAGCCAGTTTAGGGGCGATGATGCTGACCAGACTAAGACTGCTAGTGAAGCTATCCTTATCAAGAATCAGGCTAGTGGACGGCAAGATAAGATCATTAGAGCTATGAATCGTGGCCTAGGCGAGTATTACCGCTGCCTAGCCCAGATGATAACAGTTTGGTACACCGATGCTCATACTGTCACAGCTGAGGGTGGTGACGGCACATTTGACTTTGTAGAAATGCATCAAGACAAGGTTAAGAAAGGCATGACTATCCGTGTCTACGACCAGCCGTCAGGCGATAAAGCTAGGCAAGAAGCTAAGGCCCAGAATGCAGCTGAGTTACAGTTCCTAGCCCCAGTTGATTACTACAAGCAGATGCACATGGATAACCCACAGAAGCTCTATGACAACCTGGTTAAGTGGAAGACACAACCTCAAGAGCTGGCCATGGACATCAATAACCAAGATGAAGACCGTGAGGCTATTGCTGACTTCGCCACCCTAATGAAAGGTGATAAGCCTGAACCCCGAGATGATATTACACCTGAATACCTAGACCAACTGCGTAAGGAAATGATAAGCGATGACTTCCTATTCCACACTAAAAAGAAGATACAGGACAGGATTATCCAGTTTGTCCAAGCCTCAGCCCTGCGACTAGGTATCCGTACTGAACTTGATGAAGTATCTGAACAACCAGAACCACTTGCACCGTTACCACCACAAATACAGGCCACTATCCCTGCTCCACCACAAGTGCCGATGCAACCACAAATGCCACAGACGGGAGGTATGCCATTACCTCAAGTTGGTCAAGCACCAATGCCCATGCCACCAGGCGCAGGTCAAGGACTGCCTGGTGCTCCAGCAGCCCCTCCAGGACCATTACCTCCTGCACCAATGGCTGGTGGCCCACAAATAGGTGTGCCCGGTATTCAAGGCATCATGCAGACAGTTGCACCGCAAGGCGCTCCTAATCTAAGCCCGACTGCTCAACCACAAGCACCAACTGATATAGGTAGTTTGACACCACGCTAATGTGGTATACTATAGCCAATGAATACTGAAGCTCCAGTAGTAGCACCTCCAGCGCCAGCTGTACCCCCTACTGCTCCTGTTATCAATCTTAGGCAGGACTTAAGCTCTCAAGCCGCTAAGTTGACTGCTTTGTATCAGGCTAAGGGAGGACAGGCTGGAGTTGTTGAGCCACCAGCTGTAGTCACGCCCGTTGAACCAGTCACACCTACAACAGAAACTGTTGCTCCAACTGAAGCATCCCCTACTGGAACGGCGGTGCTCACCCCCTCCGTTCCAGTAGAGCCTGCTCCAGTCACGACAGCCCCTATCATTGAAGACGATGACGATGAGCCGGCCACACCAGCACCAGTCAATCTAGGCACACCCACTGAGTATGTCATGGGTAGACTGCCGACTCTGACTACTCGAATTATGGACGGCGAGACTCAGAAGATAGTCCAGTTCAAAGATCCTAGTGAATTACCGATCGGCTTTAAGTTCGCTGATGACACAGCTGCCTCACAGTTCGCTATGGATGCTGCTGCCCAAGTTACGCGTGCTGATAAGTTGTTAACCGAATACAACAACTCTATACTGCAACAGAATATACAGGCCTTTCAGACCCAAGAGGATCAAGATGTGGCTACTGACCTAGCCAGATTACAACGTCAGGGTGTGATACCAACCTTTAAGTTTGAGGAATCAGACCCGAACTTTAATACTGATCCAGCCGTTAAGACTGCTAATGAGATATACGATCTATTCAAGAAGACCAATGAAGCCTATGCTAAGCGTTACGCTAACTCTAACCGAACATTCCGTATAAGTTATGCCGATGCCGCCGATAAATACTTTGCTGCCCAGAACCGAGCTAATGCTTCACAGGTCGCTAAAGACCAACCAGCACCAGCACCTAAGCCTGCCGAGAAGACTGCTGCCCAGAAAGAGCGTGAGCAAGTAGCTAGGCAGACAGGCTCACCAGCCAGTGCCGAGGCTACTAACGATAAGCCTAAAGTTAAGGCCGGTATGTCATTTGATGACATTAACCGTCTGGCTAGAGCTGGTAGGATCTAGTGAAACTGCCCGATAACCACTTTGCCGTTAACCTACGCCTGTTTGATATGCTTAAAGAGATCAAGGTAGAGATTGGCAAGTATGAGAATATAACTGTCACTGACCTTAACCTGCCTCAGCTATTGACTGACTGCCGCAAGGCGTTCAACAAGACACTTAAACAGTTAGAAACAGAACTAGAGAACTTAAAGAAAGGTGTCCAATGAATAATTTTATCTTGTTACTAATCAACGCTCTGTCAGTAGTCGGAGTATTTACTAAAGAGGAAGCCGAATCATTATGGGATGAGATGCGCTATGCCACCTTGCCTGATAGTTTCGAGGGATCGTACCAGCTAATAGAGAAGATCTTTGCTAAGGTAGAAATCGATAAGAAAGTATCTACTAACCTGGATGATAAGGTCTTAGACATAGAGTCACGCCTTAAGGCTCTTGAAGCTACTAAAAAGGTTGTTGCAATTCCTGTTAAAGAATCTCCACAGAAAATAGTTGACACGCTAAAATAACTAACCTATAGTATTGCGTAGGTATCGAGCCACATCACGTGGCTCTTTTTTTATAGCCTAAAACTTTAAGGAGCATAAAATGGCAGGACAAGTTTTTAACGATCGACTTACAGACGTCACTTATCAGTACATTTTGCCCGTTCTAATTGACGGCGCATCTAACTCGAATGTTTGGACTGCCAAACTACTCAGCAACTATCAAGACTGGGAGGGCGTAACATATAACGTACCTGTACAGACTGCCTTTAGCTCAACCGGTGGTGCATTCAACGGAATGGATACATTCTCTACTGCTGCTACTAACAACACTCGCCAGATGACTTTCTACATTACTGGTCAATACCAATCAATCGTTATCCCCGGCATCGAAGCTGCTGTTAACTCGAACGCTGAATCACAAGTTATTAAACTTATGACAGCTAAGAGTGACGAAGCTAAAATCAGTTTAGCTGATGCAATCGGTACAGTAGAATACGGTTACGGACTTGGTAAATCCTTTGACGGTCTTGGCAACATGATCGACTCAGGTTCAATCGTACCAAACTATGGTGGACTGGCTCGCTCAAACTACTCATTCTTAGTATCAGATGTTACATCAGTTGCTAACAACACCATTACCTTAGACTACCTTGGCTCAGAGTTCGATAACGCTTCTGCCGCTTCCAGCACTTCAGAAAGTCCAACCCTAGGTCTGATGCAGAAGAATATCTGGACATTCCTAGAGGGCTTACTAATGCCTACTACCTCAGCTCGCTACGAAGCTATCAGCACCCGAGGCTATGACCGTGTTGACGGTAAGACTCCAGCTGGCACAAGCGTACCAGCAGGTGATGCAAGTCTTAGCGGTGCAGCCGGATTCATTAGTATCAGCTTCCGAGGCCGACCAATGGTTGCCGACGACAAAGCTACGGCACAGACATTCTACTGGGTCAACGAAAAGTACACCAACTTCCATGTCCAACGCTACTCTGAACTACGTGATATTAGCTCGACTGTCGAATCGATGGAAGGCTTCTACGAAGATGTACCTTTTCCATCAGCATTCCAGTTCCGAGATATGATGAGTTCTATCAACCAGCTTGGACAAGTCGGTGAAGTTATCTTACTAGGTAACGCTATCAACAAGCAGCCACGACGTTCGGCTAAGTTGATTGCTATAACCGGAAACTGAAAATACTCATTGCATTTACCCATAGTCTAGCACTAGACTAGACTCATGTTACATATTCGAGATAGGATAGACGAAAAGCTTTTTAGACAGAAGTATTGTATTGATAGGTTAAATGGCGTAGAAATGGCTACTTACTTTAAGGTGTCCAGAAAGACTATAAGCCGTTTGCTTAAACTCTACGGTATTCATGAGCGCAACATTTCTGAAACACGTAAACTGACAAAGTGGGGGCCAAGCGAGCAACAGAAGAAAAATATAGCTACTGCTGCTCGTAAAATGTATGGTGCAAATCATCCCTCGTGGCGTGGAGGTGAATATATCGATGACTGGGGTTATAGACGCATCCGAGTAGATAGGCAATATGTTAAAGAGCATCGTTATGTTATGGAACAACATCTTGGACGTAAACTATTACACTCCGAGGAAGTACATCATATCGACCACGACAAACTGAACAATGCTATAGATAACTTACAGATCATGTCTGCCAGTGAACATGCGACATTACACTGGAGTGATCTGACTAAACGCCAGAATCAATCTGATAAAATTAGAGAAATCCGTAGTAAAAAGTTTTGGAGTACAAAACCTAAATAAAATACTTGCATTCATAATCAATACCATTTACTATATTAGTAGGTATCGAGCCACTACAGGTGGCTTTTTTTTAATTCAAGGAGCATACAATGGAATCAGGCGTACGAATACTAACCAGTGAAGATCTAAACACAGTACAGGCCGCTAAAGGTGAAACTCTAGGTGCAGTTGGCGTAACAGCCGATGGACGTAAGTTTGTCTATAGCTCATTCGGTGGCACAGCCACTATCCCTGCCGGCACATTAGTTGTCGCATCAGCTTTGAGCGCAAACTCTAGCGGTTTAGCTCTTAGCAGCACTAACTTAGCTTCTCAACTTGTATCAGGCTCACGCAGTCTAGTAGTAACTAACGGCGCGACCGCAGTAACTCAAGACCAATTCGCTGACGGCTTTGTCGAAGTCCTTTGGAGCGGTGGAAGCTTCGCAGTACGTGTTAATGGAAACTCAGCAGCAGCCGCTGGTGCAGCCCTAACTCTATCCCTACAAGACCCACTAGCTAACAGCTCAGCTCTAGTAGTTGGCACAGATACTGTCAACCTTACAGCTAGCCCATACGCTAATGTAAATAGCTCTGCTACCGCCGCTAACCCAGCAGGTGTCACTTATGTATCAGTTCCTAACACGGCAACAGTAAGCAACTTCGGTTGGGTACAGGTTGCTGGACACGCAGTTGTCGCAGGATCAGGTACTAAGGGCCAACCAGTAGTTCAAAACACGACTACAGCTGGCAATGTAGTAGTTGCTTCAGCAGCTACCCAGGCAGTTGTCGGTGTAGCCAAAGAAACTGGCACGACTACTACTCCAGTAGAACTAAAATTAGCTTAAGGAGTTTACTATGCCAACAATGGACACCGGAAAATTCATCTACGGAATACGTGACAATGGTTTACGCCTATCTGCTAATGAGCCATTTGTGGCTAAAGGAAACGTCACTCTAAATGCCCATGTTACATCCACAGTTCCTGCAGCTATCAACGCTACAGCTACTGCTACTGCCGCACAGGTTGCGTCGGGATATATTACCTCGACATCTGCCGCTGCTACGAGCATTACACTCCCAACAGCTACAGCCCTTGCTACCCAGCTTGGGGCCAGTGCAGGTTCAGTCTTTGATCTATATGTCGATAATACAGCTGGCGCTAACACGGTAACAGTTGTTGCTGGATCGGGCATCGGCGCATCAGCATTGGCTACAGCCTTTGCTACTTCTGCTGGGCTATTAACAGTTCCATCAGGTGCTACTGGACAGGCTTGCTTTAGATTTATGTTTAGCTCTGCTACAGCCGCTACATACACCCGTATCGCTTAAGCTATTGCATTATAAGTTTTGTGCTATAATTATCTTTAATGAACAAAGATAAGCTCTTAGAACTTAAGGCTATTGCTGAATCTACATTTGAATCTATAGTTGCTGAAGTTAAGCAATTAGAGGCTGCTGTAGTTGAGAAGAATACCGAAGCTACTAAACTTCAGGGTGATTTTCGTACGCTTGAGAAGCTAATCCAAGACTGGGTTGATCCGTCAAGTGATGGTAGTGCCACAGAGATTGAAATACCAATGCCGCCCGAAACTAACGATAAACCTGAGGAAGAAATGGATAGTTTCCCTCAACCAACAGAAAGCGAGACACCTGATGGCCAGTAGCTATTACGATAACCTAGATATGAATGTTAAGACGGTGGCCGAGCGTTGCCGTGAGTATTACAAGCCAGCTGACTTCGTAGTTATTATGAACATTGACGATGAGGACTTTAGCTATACGATCCAACACCCGGAGAATGTGGTTATTAACCAACCCTCACCAGTTACTAAGGAACTGTACTACTCCAAAGAGCCTGACAATGTAACTATGAAGCCGGGGCAGACTCGCCTTGTCGCAGCTTATGAAGCCGACTGGATGATTAAGTCGCTCATGGACAAGATGATCTTTCGCAATCGAGCTAAGGTTATTGCCGAGGGTAATACGCCCAGTGAGTCAGCTGTAGATCCTGCTACCCAACACCGTTACATCAAACAGATTTATCAGGGTAAGAAAGACTTCATGGACGAATACAACAAACAATTAACACGTGAGAATGCTCAGCGTGAGTCTATAGGGAAAGAATTAGATGAGTCTGCAAAGCGACCTACTCGACAAGCGCAGCAAGCAGCTTGATACTCGTGAACAGTGGATTGCCGAGAAAGAGAAGCTACTTGATGATGCCTCGCTCAGTAAACACCTAGAAGTATTAGATAAGCAGATCGAGATCAAAGAGTCACAACTAGCTACTCTTGAAACACGGTTTACTCAGCAGGAAGACGATTATAACAAGCGTAAGTCTGATATGGCTGAGGAGCTGGAGAACTTAAATGCTCGTAAGCTAAAGAAAGAGCATGAGCTTAAAGACTCTGATACTAAATTGGGGATCTTAAATACCGGTCTTATAGAAGCCCGTAGAACGCTTGACACTCTCGGTAATGAAAAGAAATTATCAATTAAATATCTCAAAGAGCAAGAGAAAGCTGTCGATGAAACTATTGCCGAGTGGAACGCTCAACTAAGTGAGTTTGCGTCAGAGGGTAGAAGACTCGAGGAACAGAAAACTGACTTATTGACCGACCTTATTGAACTGGAGAAGTCTCGTCAACCTGTCGAGGAGCAGAGAAAAGAAGCTGAAGATAAGCTGGAGAGTATTGAGGCAGTTTATCAGGAGCGTATGGCTTGTTGTAAGAAAGAGTTAGACAAGGTTAATGCACAAATACAATCGGCTAAGGATACACTCAAAGAGACTGAGCTACGCAATACTGCTGCTAGTAAGGTTCTAGCTTCACGTGAAAGATCGCTTAATACCCGGGAAACTGCTTTGCAGACCCAAGAGTTACAACTAATGACCCGTGAGAAAGCCCTGAACGTCAAACTGGGTCTTTCAGGTATTCAGATATAGAAGTATACTTAAAATATGTCACTCCCAGCTGGTAACCGAAGTATTAGAGATAATAACCGTATTCCGCTACTTTATGCTGTATCTTATTTAAATCCTAATCAGGGAGTACAAGTTACTGCCGATCCTGCTACGGGAGCAATATTAACATCTGCCGCTGGAGGATCGTCTACGGTTACGGCTAATCAGGGAACACCCAATACAAATGCGAACGCATGGCCGGTAAATATTGAGAACTTTCCAGGAACGCAACCCGTATCGCTTGCTGTTAACACCCCAACTATAGCCGCAGGTACGAATGCTATAGGGACAGTCGGTATTACAAGTTTACCGGCACTTCCGGCTGGGACTAATTCAATCGGTTCAATCAGTAATACTAGCTTCACGGCCACTCAAGCTACTGGAGCTAACTTGCATGTTGATGTAGATAATCTACCAGCTACTCAGCCTGTAAGCGGTACGGTAACAGCCAATGCTGGTACTAATCTTAATACTTCAACTCTGGCTTTAGAGGCGGGCGGTAACCTAGCCACATTAACAGCAGACAACAATCAACGCTATGGCGGTGGCCTGACTCCCTACGCTAAAATCCTAACCACCAGCGATTCAATTACTCCAGCCACAGGTAAGTCTCTACAAGTTAATTGGGTAGCCTTTATCCCTGATTCCGATAACTCCTCGGCTAACCAAGTGACTGTTGGCTTTAATGCTGGGGCTACACTATACATAGGGTATGCTATGAGCCACTGGGAACCTTTTACAGGAGCAGTAAACCAAGTCCTAGATATTACTCTAGCCAATGCACAACCAGTCTCAGTAATGGTACAATATCGCTCCGTTTAAGGTATAATGAAAAATATGATAAACAATACTATGAGTGGCAAATTAACCACAAATGCAATTATTACTACCAATAAGGGCAAAGAGATAAACCTTGGTGTAATAGACAAGCGTTTTACCCCACGACTTTGGTTTTATAAGTATGTGACATATAAAATAAGGAGTAAATAAGATGGCTAATGTGATAACGACAGTCGGAAAAGCATTTGTAACATTAACTTTATCAAGTTCTATAGGCAAGTATATTGGTTGGGGAACTGGAACTGGCACCGCAGCCGTAGGTGACACAGTTCTATTCACCGAAGCCGCTGAAACACGGGTATCTGGTACGCAGAGTCAGGTCACAACCACAACAACTAATGACACTTATCAGTGTGCTGGAACATTAGTAAGTCTTTCAGGACAAACTATTACTAACGCTGGTGTACTTAGTGCATCTACATCAGGTACGTTAATCCTACACTCAGACTTTACTGGTGTACCGCTTTTGACGAACGACTCGATTGCGTTTACTTTCAAACTTCAGCAATCATAGGAGGTTTAACATGGTTCTCAATGGCAACCTCACACTAACCTGTGCCAATACTACTGAGTATAATCAGGCACTTGCTGATGCTACCGCCAACTCGTACTACACGGTTACTTCGCAAGACCCAAACACATTAACCCTCTCAATAACGATTAACAATGCACCAAACTAATGTCTCACGTTGTTACCTTTACTACTGTCGGTTCTAGCAACTGGGTTGCACCGACAACCTCTGGGGGATTGACCGTCGCATCTATCACCGCTGAGATTGAGTGTTGGGGTGGCGGGGGCGGTGGCGGAAAAGGTAGTACGGCTGAGGTTGGTGGTGGAGGTGGTGGTGCAGCTTACGCCTCAAGTACTATATCTGTTACACCTGGCACAAGTTATCCTTATACCGTCGGGGCAGGTGGAGCAGCTTCAACAAACGGCAATCCCTCATCTTTTAATACTTCAAATGTCGTAGCTGCTAGCGGAAGTACTGGTGGAGCAGCTGGAACATTAAACACTGGTGCTGGTGGTGCAGGTGGAACAACTGCTAGTTCTACGGGTACAACTACGGTTGCTGGTTCTGCTGGTGTGGCTGGTGGTGCTGGTGGTAATGGGGCTGGTGCTGGTGGTAGCTCAAGTGGTGGCGCTGGTGGAGCAGCTTCAGGCGGTATCGGAGTCCAACCTGGCGGTGGTGGAGGTGGTGGTGGAATTCTATCTGGTGCTGGTGGCCAAGCTGGTGCTGGACAAGTCCAAATTACCTACTCGATGGTACTTACCAATCCTCCTATAACTAATACGATGACAGGTTCATCAACTGTCCAAAAAGGTGTTGGGTTACACAGAACTTACACCATGACAGGAACGGCAATCTTTTCTAGACTTATAACCGCTGCTCGTACTTTCACTTACACCATGATGGGTACTGCTTTATTCGCTAGAGCGGTTATCGCTGCTCGAACCTTTACTTACACCATGACTGGGACTAATAGTGTTCTGAAGAAAGTCGGCAAACCTCTCGCCTATACCATGACGGGTACTTCTAGTCTAGTTAAGTCTGTCGGCAAACCACTCAAGATGACCATGACTGGCACAACTACCATAATCAAAGCCATTACTAAGGGTGCATTTACCTACACGATGACGGGTATAGCCTTATTCGCTAGAGCTGTTATCGCTGCTAGAACATTTACTTATACTATGACAGGCTCTCTGGTCACCTTTGTACAGTTCACGACTGTGGTTCTAAGTAGGATTACTGGTGGTGGGACAACTATAGTGAAGAAGATGATTACTTATTTATTTGATTAGCCAGTAATTGAGATAACCCAGTCCTAGATTGTGATATACTAATCATAGGTCTAGAGCCACAGGAAACTGTGGCTTTTTAAATAGGAGAAATATATGCCAGCATACACATTCACAGTAAAACCAGCACCAACAGAGCCAGGCGAGTTAAGCCTATTCGGTAATGTTAGACGTGACGGATCACATGAGGCTTTAACTGGCCCCCTAGGTAATGGTATTCAAACTACCGACAATACCCCTACAACAGCCCAGAAGTCACCTCTATCGGTTACTACCTCAGCTATTGTTAATCTTGTCACTCCACCTAACGCTACTACCCTGCTTATTTATGCTACAAGTGCCACCTCTACAGCTACCCTAAACGTATCGGAACTATCTGCTATGGGTAGTTACATGACTTATGGTCTAAACACGCTTATATCGCTTGATTGTGGCTTACAGAATAACTTCTACCTAGAGGCTGTTGGTGCGACTGTAAGCTTGTCATTCTGTTATGTAATAGTTTAAGGAGTTCTGAATGGCTAACGCGAAGAACTTGACGAGCTGGACACCGACTACTAAGACTAATACATCTTGGGTTCATGGCAACGTGGTTAATGTTGGTACAGCTTTTACGGTTGATAACTCTAGTAACTTTCTGGTCGATAACTCTGGTAATTTTCTAGTTACTAATCCGACTTACGTAACTGACTTTAAGTCGCCGGCCAGTTGGACACCGACTACTAAGACCCTAACATCGTGGTCAGATACGGCGGCAGTATGAGTGTCACGCCAGTTATTATCGATAACCTACCAACTCTAACTATCAATGGGCTTAATCCTGCGACAACTATTGACGGCGTTAATGATCTTATCCCGATCTATACAGCTAGTGCCACTGCGACTCAAGGCATAAACAGACAAACATTACTCGGAGTGACGGGTCAACCTGCCGATATTAATTCGACTCAAACCTTAACCAATAAAACAATTACCGCCCCGACAATATCCGCCCCCACTTTGAGCGGTACAGTACTCGGTACTTATACATTGGGCGGTACGCCAACATTTCCAGCTACCGTTTTAACTACTACCGGGACTCAGACTGTAACCAATAAGACGATCAACTTTAGTAATAACACTATCAGTAACGTCTCAGGGGGTAATTTAACGGCTTTATCGGTCACAGCCACACAGATAGCCAACAATACTATCACAGCCACTCAGATAGCCAATGGGGGTGTCGATTACGCTAATCTTCTCTCTACTATATTTAGTGGACAGATAGTTAGTTATGCGAATACTGGAACGGCTGGAGGGTATATATATTACTTGAATATGGGTGGCTTTAAGGTCTACTTTGGTTATTCAGGGAATACTGTAACTTGTGCTGGTAATACTGGAACTTCTGTGACTTGGGTAACTAAGGGTGAAACAGCCAATATTGTCGGTGGTTCGGCAGCAGGTGCACCAACAGGCAATTTATTTGTTACATCTAGTGTAGACCGAGGAAATCCTACCATTACTCAAAACATTCTTAACCTTTCCGCTGCTGGTTCGGGTGGTGGAGTAGCTGGCTACGCAGGATTTTGGTTTATGGCCATAGGATATTAACCATGACATTAACAAGGAATATATAAAATGCTTACCCTCTCACAAATATCTGCAAGAGCCTACGATACACTTGGTTCGCCGAACGATAACGGTGTAACCCTCTTAAACATAGCTCAGGATATAAACCAAGGCCAACAGTTATTTAAGAACGCTGCTAGAAGTTATTGGACACGCCAACAGGTGACAGCTAACTTAGTAGACGGACAGCAGGACTATCAGATGCCTGCTAACTTTGTCAGAACTACGGAAGTCACTATTACGGCTAATGGTATTGTTTATCCTCTAGTACAAGTCTTGAGTGAACATAAATGGAATCAGTTAAATATAATCCCTGCAGTCACGATCTATATCCCTACCCGTTGTTTTGTTAAAGGCTTCAATGTCCTATCCGTCTGGCCAGCACCGAGCACTAATAACATCGGGACTTTAAGCGTATCGTTTGAACCACGCTCACGTGACTGGAACTCTAACCTGGCAGATATAACCGGAACGGCTGCGGTTAATAACGGTAATACCCTGGTCACAGACTCAGGTACATCATTTAAGAACTTTATGGTAGGCGATGCATTTACTGTAACTGATGGAACTGGTGGTAACTGGTATCCGATTAACAACATACCGACAGACAATACCCTGAACCTGCAGAACTACTACATTGACCAGACTAACGCTACGGCTACCTATCTTATCGGGCAAGTACCAGATATCCCAGAGGATTATCAGATGGCACTTGTTTACTTCCCCTGCTATCAGTTCATGCTAAAAAGAGGTGATAGTGAAAGGGCAGATCACTTCTATGGGCTGTTTAATGACTTACTACAACGCTACATCGAGACTTATAACGTGAAGACTACGGGGATTGTTCAGACTAAGCAACGTGGACAAAATTTCAGTATTATGGGGATACCACCCCAGAATTTAACTGGCTAGTCAATACCAAAAAACTCTATTGCTCTATCCTCTATTTTTTGATACAATAATAGTATGCCAAAAGCTAGACATAAGGTTAAACGTATCTGTGAGACATGTAATAAAGAGTTTGAAAGATATCCTAGTCAAGCTAAACGATTCTGCTCTAAAAACTGTATGTTTATAGGGCAAAAGGGTAGTGGACACCCTAACTATATAGGGACTGTCGCTTGTGTGTGTGGATATTGTGGCAAACATCTTGAGAAGCACGCTCGTTACATTGAGAAATATAAAACTACCTATTGTAATGCTCGCTGTCATGATAAAGCTCAAATAGGCGTTGAAATTGCTCCTAGACTAGAACTTAAATGTCAGCAGTGTGGAAATGTCTTTAGGGTTAAAAAGTCTGGGCTAGCTAATCATCACATGTTTTGCACTCCACGCTGTCGTTACGACAGTCAAAAAGTGGCCAAGATAGAGCGTACATGCGAACATTGTCATAATATATTTTTAGCTTTTCCCTCGGCTATAAAATATCATGGCGCTAGATTTTGTAGCAATACCTGTAAAGATACATATAATCGAGGCTGGAATAATGTCAGATTTAAAGATGCTTCCTCTGAAGTAGAGAAGTTAAGACAAAGTCCAGCATATATAGCTTGGCGTACGTCTGTTTTTATTCGTGACGGTAAAAAGTGTATCTGGTGTGGCTCTACGAAAGATATTGAGGCTGACCACATTAAGCCACGCTACTTATTCCCTGAACTTACGCTTGAGTTGTCTAACGGGCGCACCCTCTGTAATAGTTGTCACCGCAAAACTCCATCTTATATGAATAGATATATGAAACGCTCAGACTTCGAGTAGTGCTATAATAAAACTAGGTTTTGAGCCACTCTAATGTGGCTTTTTTATTTTATGGCAGATAACAGTTCAAACATCATCGACATCAACCAGCAGTCATTCGTTGCTGGGCAATCACTTGACCCTAAGTTGGCGGTGGCTAATTCATACTACCAATCTATAGCTTTAGATAACCGTTCACTGCCATCGCAGATATCTGTACTTCCGGGGCCACAGAACATATCTAATTCACTAGGTGGTCTTATTACAGCTATGGAACAAGACTTGAATGGTGTCCGCTGGGGTTCAGGTGTAGATGGTGGCATTTATAAGATAGATACATCCGACGTTGTAACGCCTATAGATACGATGACCGAAGCAGGTTCGGCTGGTATGCTCTACTCTCAGGTTACCGACCAGTTATACATTCCTGGCCAGACAATGGTATCAATGTATGGTCAGGTGACTACCGGCAATCCAGGACAACCAGTTTTTAGGTCTAATCAATTCGCTCAGTCTGCCTCAACAGCTAATGGTTGCGTTAATCTATTCACTTCTACCGGCTTCTTTGATGGTTCAGCTCGCAATAACTCTCAGTCACTAGCTACTGGCATTACCGAGAATACAGTAATAGGCGGTTCGGTCGTAACTAACTCTACAAATACCTACTCAGTGCCTACTACCGTTACATTAACTCCGACTACTCAGTGTCCGTTCTCACCCGACATTGAACCGTTTTACTCAATCATGGTCTATATCAAGGCTAAGGGGACGGGTGACTGGACACTAACACTTTATAATCAACTCCAGATCGTTATAGCCACCGTGACTGTTACTAACGCCAATCTTACATCTGGGGCATATAACAAGTTCGCATTCGGTAAACAGGTCAGAGCTTTAGTTAATGCCTCGCAGACTGGTACATCAGGTACTTATAGTTGGGTGGTAACCTCTACGGTTGCGGACGGTACGGTTGGCACTCTAACTAGTGGTGATTTATCGACTGCCGACTTCCTATTATTCGCTTACCGTCTAGTCCAAACACACAATGGCTGGCATCCTACGGCTTACTTTAACGGTGCGGGTTTTGGTGCTTTATGTATCGGTAATGGTCAGTATCTATCTCTATACAACTTTGGTAATGACTCTAACCCGACTAACTATCAGTGGGTCAGGCATTTCCTAACATTTAAGCAGGGGTATGAGGTCTGCGGTATTACAACCAATAACCAGTATCTAATCATAGCCTGTGAGCGTAGGTCTAATGAGCCTACTCGGAACGCTCAAGACGGGTGTCTGTACTTCTGGGACGGTACTACGAATGCGCCGGCTATGTTTATAGATGTACCAATGGGATCACCTTATGAGATTTACACGGCTAATAACGTGACTTATTTCACGTGCGCAGGTTCACTGTTCGCTTGGTCAGGTGGACAGACGGTTATCAAGGTACGCAAACTAGCCTACCAACAGACTGACTACTTAGGTGCAGTTGACTCTACAATAACTAATCCAAACATGATGGCTATGCGTTACAACGTGCTGATGATTGGCTATCCAAGCTCGACTACTAATATAAACCTCAACTACGGGGTGTACTCATGGGGTACGGTTGAGCTGACCTTCCCGAACTCACTAGCCTTATCTTACCTGTTGGCTAATCAGTATATGAATAACACCGGCAGTATCTCTAACTTACAGATCGGTTGTGTATATAACTTCGTTGATGCCATGTATATCTCTTGGAGCTACACGGATGCCAGTTCAGTCACGCACTACGGGATGGATAGACTTAACAATAGTTCACCCTCAGCACCGGCATTTAGCTTTACTTCGCTAATCTACGATGGTGGCTCGGTCTATAAGATCAAAGAGGGGCTGAGAGTTAAGCTGACTACCCTAGCACTTCCAGCAGGCTATACTATAAATATGTGGTACTCCCTCGATCGTGGCACTAAAGTATTTCCAACTGGTGCTACGTTAGGTACGGGTTCAACTGGAGCAACACTAGACATAAACCAACGCTACCACGAAGTTCAGTATGGGTTTACAGGTACATCTACTGGCGTAAACAGTCCAGCTGTTGTCTTGGGCATTACTCACCAACTGGATACTCTGCCACGTGAACAAAACCTGATTGCGAGCCAATAATGTATCCCGGAGGCTCACAATTTCAAAGTGATATGTACAGCAATGTACCTAATATGTCGCTTATGTTCACTCTATACACTCCTATTTTCGGGAGTGGTTCATTTGTTATCCAACCAGCCACTCCTGGTCAAGTCCAAGATGGCTATCCAACTATACCTTATCTATCGCTAGAGGCGGTTTTATACGAAGCACAATCATCTAATCCGCAGGTTGCACCAGTAAATATACGAGGTGGTAGTAATACTGGTCAGCAAGTTATTTCTAGTAATCAAGTTAGCATGGACGGGACTGGTACGCCTAGAGCATTAAGCGGTTACCAGACAACAGGAGGTTAATATGCCACCATCACTTAGCAACACTCCACAAGGTAATCAGAATCAGTTCTTTGGTCAAAAAGTGTCTATACCCGGCATCAATGTTAATAATGCTGGCGATAATCAGCTAGTATATAAAAACGACTATTCTGCACAGACTTTCTACTCCGGTGGTAGTATCGCTATGTCTATCGGTAAGTTAAGTACTGGTGGATACGGTATAACTATTCCAACTAATAATGGCACACTTAATCTTGGTGTACTCCCTGATGGAAACTTGGGTATTAGTACGATTGATAGTTCTGGATTTAAGTTATTCGAAATGACTGGTGCTACTTGGTATTGGTATGATAAAAATACTGGCAAGAATGTTACGCAGGTTGGATTACTGCCAGACGGTAGTTATGGTATGGCTGTTGCTAAATATGGCTATAATGTTAGTGATGGGATAACCTAGATGACTGTAGATGCTACTAAAATTAATTATTATAGTGGCTGGGAGATTGACCAATTAATTGACCAAGGAACTATTTCTGTTGGCTCAGGCACTACTCTTGTTGCATCTCTATCCAATGCTGAAAATCCAAATGTTTATGAGGTACAATTTCGGCCGTCCGGTATGGCTCAATGGTTCAGAATCGGTCAAAATAGTACAAATGCAACTGTCGCTGGGGGATTTCAATTTTCGTCTTATGTAGACGGAGCAAATATTTATCTTACAACTTCGACATCAGGAACGGCTAGATTTTTCATCTGGTCTGATACGGTGGTTCACTAATGTCTAACTTTAACGATATTGCTTTTACGTCAGAGTTTCGCTATGAGCATATAGCATTAAAAGGAAATATAGCATTTTCTGTTAATCAAACATTTCCCACATCCGTTGTAACATATACGATTGCTCACAATCTTGGATATGCACCATATTTCACTGGGTTCTATACTTTTGGCGATGGCAAGTATTTTGGTTTATCTAGTGGGCCTGCGACCTATAATCTGGATGGGAATTTCTTTCAGGTAGATAATGTTTACTCTGATGCTACTAATATTTATTTTGTGGCAGATGGGAGCAACGGGACAACCACAATTAATGGAAACTTTTATTACAGAATATATGCGGAGCCACAATCATGAGTACTGACTTTACCAAAATAGCCCTTACTTCTGGTGCGAGTTCATTAAAAGTATGGAAACAGGGGACTGGTTCTTTTGTTGTGCCAGGACTTCCAGGACAAGGAGATACTTATGGGTCGGCAACTATTGCCCATGGTTATGGTAGCGATGATTTATTATTTCAAGTGGCTATGAATGGTGGCGAAAATAACGGAACGATTATCCCATGGGAATCAAATGATGGTAGACAAATTCAATATGCAAATATAGACGGAACTAACCTAAACATATATTGTATATCTTCAAATTCAGGCACTGGACCAGTAGCGTCTATTACTATTACATATTTCTATAGAATATTAATCCCATAGTGCTATAATACCCATATAAAGGTATGAGCCGTAACGGCTCTATTTTTTATATAAGGATATATTATGCCACCCACAACCCAAACATCAGCCGGAGCCAACGCCTTATCCCAGAATGCCTATAACCAAGGCCAGCAACTCCAGAATCAATACAACACTCAATCTCAACAGGATCAGGGTCAGTACGGTCAAGCCTATAATCAGGCTAATCAGTCTCAGAGTGCCTTAACTGGCTTTACCCACAATATGATAAATGGTAATCAGTTATATGGTCAGAACCTTGCCGGCGCTCAACAAATGTATGGCTTTGACCCCAGACAACTATTAATGGCTAATAAGAACTTAGCCCAGACTCAGGACGTGTTGAATAACCTACCACAGGCTATTTCTCAGCAAGGTAACTACTCAGGTGCTACAGCTGGCTCAGTGGCTAGTAACTACGCTAATCAGGCTAATAATGTTAATGGCGTATTAGGTAACCAGACTAACGCTGTCAATGCTTATCAGAACGTCTTAGCGGCAACCCAGCAACAGGCTAATCAGCAAACCGGTCAAGCTCTAACTGGACAAGGACAACAGTTAGCTGGCTATACTTCGGCAGCTACTAATGCTACGGGTATTATGAATAATGCTTTGCAAACTATGAATAACATCGAACAGCTTGCACAGAGTCAGGGAACAGTTACTGCGGGACAAATTGCTCAATACCAAAACGCTTATAGTCAATATGTATCAGCTCAAGCTGCTCAAACGAGTGCTAACGCTCAGGCTCAATTGGCTCAGGCCCAAACATCTGAGGCTGCTACGCAACAGAAAACATTGCAGAACACTATCGATCAGCAGAACGCTAAGAATAAAGCTGTTACACCGACTGCTTCAACTTCAGGAGTTTCTAATATATTTAATCCTCAACACTTAAACCCTACTCAAATCGCTAATACTAATGGTGGAGCAGTTCCATCTAACTATAATCCAACTGGTTTACAACAGTGGTTTGGTACTGATGGATCTAATTTAATTCATAGTCTAGGAAAACTATTCAAATGAACCCGAATATTGCCGACCCCAACAGTATCATTAGTCAGGGGGCTAATATAATGGGGCTTACGCCCGGCGGTTCACAAAGTCCCTATACTGCCTTGTCCCCAAGTAATACTACCTCTATAGCTCAGACTATCGCCCAGGGTAATCAACTGGCTCAACCACAAGCGCCGACAGCCCCTGCTGGCCCACAGCCTAACTTCTTAGAACGGCTACTGCCAACTATCGGCGGTATTGGTGGTGGATTACTTGGTGGCGCACTTGACCTAGGAACTGGCGGCCTAGCTTTTGCCCTCGATCCTGCTCTAGCTGGTGCAGGTAGTGCTATCGGTAGAGGAGTAGAGAATGCTCTAATGGGTCAGAACCCCTTGCAGGCTAATGACCTAGCTTCAGGTGCTATGGGTGCATTAGGTCAGGGTGTCGGTATGGGAGCTAGTAAACTACTCGGTATGGGCGGGAATGCTTTAGCTGATTTCGGTGCTGGTGCTGCCGCTAAAGCTGCTGATGCTACACAGGCCGCAACAGATTTTGCTCCTTACGCTAATGTAGCCAAGGGCGCAGATTTACAGGGCATGAAATCTCTGTTTAATGATCAACTAGGAACTCAAGATATATCTCCAGCTAATGTTCATAATGTTACCAGTATGCTTACTGGTGGTGGTGCTAACGATACCCCCGACTTTATTAACGCTACTAAGAATCAATTAGTGGCCGGCGCTGGGCCTGTAGATATTAGTGGCATTAGCGATACACTCAAGAACTCCATAAATAATGAGAGTAACATAGCCGCCCTCGGTAATGCCGAAGCTAGAGGTTCAGCTGGTAACGGACTCTACAATTCTCTGATGAATAAAACTATGAGTCTATATGGCCCAGAGGGAGCCGCAACAGTGGCCAATGGATCGCCCGAAGCAAGTATAGATATGACAATCCACCCGACGGCCGTTCAAGATGCTATCCAAAGTACTCGTGATTCACTAGATAACCTAAATACTAACACTGATACTGGCCAAGCTACGGCTAATGTACTCAATGATTATAGAAACGCCCTGACTAAAGCTCTTGGTGATAGTGGCGGATTAAACCAAATAATCAAAGACTATACTGTCCCAGCTGAAGATGAAGCTGCCTTTAGAGCCGCTGTTGCCGCAAAAGGGCTTCCGTCCCAAGTGGCAGATTATGGGATTAACACCCTTAATAATGCTAAGAACTATACCGATATTACCAAAGCCGAAGTACCTCTAGTTAAGGCTGGACAACTAGCTTCCGCTGCCGATAAATACCAAGCTGGCCCAGGAGTCGTTAAGGAAGCACAAACTGCTGCTAAGAATGGTGGGCTAATGAGTAACCCTCTGAAATTAGCAGCCGATGCAGCTGGTGCTTATGGTGTAGCTACCGGCAAACCTCAAGATGCTATCCCAGCTATCTTGTTAGGAGTTGGGGGCAACCCTGCGCTTATGCAAACTGTAGGTCATGGATTAAGTGGGCTTGGTGGTAGAATAGGTTCAGGTATATTAGGAGCATTAGGAATAGCAGGCGGCAACTTACCTAACGATGTAGCAGGGCCAGCTGGCGCAGGTCAACAGATAACTAACCAAGGAGGCGATATGAACGGTGGCATGAATGCGGGCAATTTAGCCTTAGAGATGGCAATGGAAACACCTATGCTTGGTGGTGGTAATGGTAACTTAGCTTCACTACTGCCGATAGCTCAGGCAGATAATGCTGCACAAGCGGCTACGCAGGGCCTAACACCCTACTTCAATGCAGCAGGTGGCGCACAAGGGCCTATCGGTGGCTTACTTAATAAGTTAGGCGCTGGTATGTTTACTGGTGGCCCAGCCGCTAATTATGCAGCCCAAGAGCAACAAGCGGCAGCCGCTATCGCTCGAGCTGAAAGTCTTGGAACTGGAACACAAGTTAATCCATCAACTGTAGCATTACCTCAAATAACTCAGAACCAGACATCTGCTCAACAGGCACTATCTAATATACAGACATTGATGCAGAAATTGATGATGGTTCCGGGCGCAGCTGGCAGTTAATAATTTTTACTAATACTTTTATTTATTTCAGCTATGGTGCGGTCAGGTTCTGTAGGCCCTACTGTTTGTTTAGGCTTAGGAGGAGTATATTTCTTTTCAATCCCGAATCCAGTAACCGACCATACAATTGTCATAATTACGATCATTATAAATTCAAACATAGCTACACTATACACCACAGCACCCGTTGTGTCAAGGTTCTTGTCGAGGTGTGGGCGTATAGACCTCTGTAAAAGTTATCTCATGTTTGGGATCGTCTAAATCTATCTCAAACTTTAAGTTCTGCTCCCGACGATAACCAAATCTTAGAGATATTTGTTTCATATACCCAGCCGACAGTTGATCCATATATATATCAAACGATCGCTTAACAGCATTCAAGTCTTTAAGGTAGTTAATCTCGTCTTGGCTTAAAGTGTAGCGTTTAACTATCTCCTTATCCTCATCAGGTAAGTTATCGATAGGTATTTGCTGTTTGATTCTATCCGACATTGGTTAATCCTCCTAGGTTACGTTCTGCCTTATGGCGTTGTTCACTTGTAAAATACTTTTTAGACTCCTCAGGATAGGCTTCTACAAACTCTCTGTTTGGTTTGCCTTTTACCCACGGCTGAGTAATATCTTTTTGGAATCGTTTGCGCTGGTTATCATGCGACCAAGACTTATACTGCGAGCTGACATCGAAACCCATAGGCTTGTCCTTACCCTCAACATACTCACCATTAGAGTTTATATAGCCTAGATCACTCATCTGGCATATCCACTAAGATACAGTCTTGCCATAGGATAGATGGTGCGGTCTGCTCTGGGCGCAATGGTAACTCGGTAGTGTGTTTCAGTGGTTCAAGATAGTCATTGATTGCCTTAACTTCCTCAGGGCTATGTTGAGTACCACGCTCACCAATCATAACGGCTACTTCCTTAGACTGGTCATGATTCAGCAAAATATAGGCTCTCATCTTTTAGCTCCTCCGGCAGTGTCGATAACTGCTCCTTACGCTCAACGGCTACTTGTCTGGGGACTTTAGGCGTAACAATACCCTGCACCTTATGTACTTTATCTGGTGGCAACGGATTGACTATGCCGCCCTCTGAGTACTTAGTTACTGGTTCGTTGTTCATTACTCTTTACTATTATACGCTAGGGCTGTATCGGAGAGTATCAAAGCTGAGGCAACACTGATGGCGTTCCTGACTACTTCCTTAATAACTAGCGTTGGATCGACTACGCCTAGTTCTAGGGCGTCTTTAGGCTCAGATGTAATATGTTTCAGGTTATAACCAAACCACGCTCCAGTGCCCTCTAAATGCGCCAAATAGGCATCAGGGTTCAAGCCGGAGTTTTCCATCAGGATTCTAAACGGTTGCTTAAATGTATCGTCAAACTCACTGCCGGCAACTCTAGCTAGGGTTACGCCACCGCCCGGCACAATGCCGTCTTTCATAGCTGACTGGACTGCACAGACAGCGTCTTGGATACGCAACTTAAGCTCATCACGTTCAAACTCTAATGCTCCACCGACTTTAATAATAGCCATCTTACCGCTTAGTCTGGCTAGGCGTTCTTTGGCATACTGGACATCTTGAGGGTTATCGTCTTTCTTAACCTGTTCACGCAGGGCTTTAATGCGTGATTCGACTTCTACAGTGTTAGCATCACCACCTAGTACGGTAGTAGCTGAACCGGTTATAAGTACCTCTTTAGCAAAGCCTAGATTCTCGCTAGGGTCAAAGTCTGCGCCGGTGTATAACCTAGCACCGGTAAGCAGGGCAATATCGTCTAGGAACAGCGTTTGGCTGCCGGCAATAAATGGTGGCTCGACCGGGACTATCATAATCTTACCGATAGACTTAACCTTTTGTAATACGCCGATAGCATCTTCACCCATGTCAGCTATTAAGACTACCTCGGTAAAGTTGGAATCAATTAGCTTCTGCACGATCGGGGCTATGTCTACCTCGGTGGCAAACCGCTTAGAGCTGATTAGAATAGGTACGTCGGTATGTTGTGACTGGTTATTGGCAATATCATTTATAAGAGCAGTGTCTCTAAAGCCTTTGCCAAAGTAAAAGCCCTCGACAATCTCGGGGTGTACGCCTAGTCCCTCGTAAGACTCAATCATTACACCGCCGTCTTTGCCGACTGTTTCCATAACTTTAGAGATCATCTTACCAAGCGCAGGATCGTTAGCCGATATAGTAGCCACCTTTTCCAGCAATCCCTCGCTGATTGGCTTACTAACAGAATCAATATAGTCTAAGGCTAACTTCTCAGCCTCTTTAAGTTTAACCAGTACTTGCCGAGCGTGTAGTCCCTGACCCTCCATCTTCCGGGCAGATATATATAGGTGGTGGGCAAGTAGTACAACGGCAGTTGTTCCATCACCGGCTTTCTGGTTATTGCGCTCACTGGATAATCTAACAGATTGGATAACATCATCAACAAAGGGATCGGCATCTCTAACCATCTTTATGTTAGTCACGCCATCATGAGAAAACAAGGGCGCACCGTGTCCGAAACCCAATATCATGTTACCGCTTAGTGGGCCATAGGACTTACGGGATATATCGTATAACTTAGTCGTGGCTTCTTTAATCTTAGCCTGTACTGCTTCACGGTCAGTTATTATTTCAGGTATTCTTATCATAGCTAGTCCCCAATATATCTTTAACTTCTACGAGAGCCATCTTGCGTGTGTCAGCCGAACCAGTTATACGAGCATCATCACGGAACTTATGCCAGTAACCTATTCTCCCTACCCAATGACCGATCTTTTCCTCATCTTCTTTAGCCACACTCAGTATCTCCCCATTAGTAACGCTGTCGTAGGCTTTCTCCGTCAATACAACATCTCCATAGTCGCTCGGCGGAAGAGACACAAGCACATTACCCGCAGTTGGCTCGATGGTTATCATTGCCTTGCATTTTACTATAATCCCTATTACAATTCAACTAGGTATTCGAGCCACATTATGTGGCTTTTTTTAATTACAGGAGCAATTATGTCCGGGATCAAGTCCGTACTCACCAGAGCTAAAAAGTCCAAGATTGCTAAAGAGGCTCGTAAGGGTCATGACTTCGGGAAGAAGAACGTTAAGGGTAAGACAGGATTTAAGGCAGTTGTTGCTAATGCTGAAAAAGAGGGGAAGTCAGCGTCCAGTGCTAAGAAAATAGCTGGCGCTGCTTTTTGGAAACAACGAGGCAAGTAGATGAGTATCAAGAAAATAATGAAGTCAGGTAAGAAACACTGCCCTACCTGCACTTGTGGTAATTCACCTAGTACGGGAGCAATCGGCGGAAGTACGGGAGGTATAGGGTAATGAGTGGCATAAAGTCAATTATCAAATCCACTAAATACTCTGACGGTAGCTCACCGGCTGATTGGCCACCCACTTACCAAGATGTCCAGATGCGTGTTAAGCATACGTCCGACTCTGTTGAGTATAACCTAGACCACTCCGAGGATCACTTAGCCGAACTTGTTGCTCAGCTGGGTAAACTACAAGGCGTAGATCGGGGTAAAGCTGAAGTGCTAGCCCAGAAAGTCTGTGCTTACTTAGATAAAGTGTATGCCGAGGTAGAGAAGTTTAAGGGACATGATGGTAGCTAAACATCAAGCAACAGTCAAAATAGACTCTGTAGTATCGTCTGTACCCTTACCCAGTGCCGATTTAATAATCTACCGCTTTGACCAAATAGACGCTCAACTTGAGGCGACCAATCGAAAACTAGATTTTATGACCAACGCATTTATGACTAAAGAAGATGGGGCGAACCAAAAAGCTGAACGATTGGCACAGATTAAGGCTCTTGAAACCAGAATTATAAATCTTGAAACCAACACAACCTACTTATCAAAAACCAATGAACGTCAGCAAGGCTCTATAGACGTTACTCGTAGATTAACTAGTTTTGGGTTGGCGGTCATGGCAATTGCTATGTCGGCGCTGGCAGTTTACTTCGGAGTCCACAAATGAGCGATCCACAGAAAATCATCCACATTCATTATCATGTTCGCCAGGGATGGCTCAGTGCTTTATTAAATAAATTTAATACTGATCCTAAACTTCAATACAAAATTCACATAACTATGACTTATGTCTGGGTAGTCAATATGATTGTAGCTATTGGTGTATTTGTTTTTGCACAAGGGCTATGGCAAAAAGCAAGCATTCTTTACTTGGTCCTCGTATCTCTTTACGCCAACTTCGCAACCGATTATGGTGCAGTTCCAGGATCCGAAGCGACTATAAGTGCCCAAAATGTAGAAGGAAGGGTTGGTAAATAGATGCTTCCGTTTGAAGATATATCATACGCTCAAGGTCCTTACAATATGTCAGCCAACACCGACCCTATGGTAATGATGAAGGCATCAGGCTACTATACTGGCAGCCTACAACCCTACCTCGATAGTCAATTAGATAGAAACTATGCCGATGCCAAACAGTACGGCAAGATACCGTACATGTATCACTTCTTTGTTCCAGCCGTAGACCCAAATGTACAGGCTGCATGGTTCTTAAGAGCCGTATCACCACTAGCCGTCGGCGATGGCTATGCAGTAGATGTAGAAATTGACGGTCCTAATCTAGTCGCAGATGTTTATACCTTTGTAACAGACCATCACAAGAATACTGGTTGTTATCCTTGGGTGTATATTAACCGTTACTTACGCCAGAAATACGACTGGTCAGCAGTCTTTGCTTTATGTAGCGAATGGATTGCTGCACCTGACGTTGCCTATACCGCCAATATCCCTGGCGTCGGTGTCTATGTAGCTCAACAGGGGCCAATAGTTAATGGTGTAGATACTGACGAATATTTTGGCACATTAGAATCAATAAAGAGTTATACTTATGGATATGTTAAACCACAGCCAGTCCCAGTTGCACAACCTACGCCAGCGTCGGTTCCGGCTACCCCCGTGGTTGTTTCCCCAACCCCGACGCCAACCCCTGTTCCGGTAACGGTCACACCCTCCCCCACGGCTCCGGTTACAGTTGATACTCCCGTCTCAACCAGACCACCGGAGAGTTCTTTGAGTGTAGCTGCCGAAAACAAAAATAATCCATCAAGAAACTCCACTCTCACACAAGCTACGGCAGCTACCCAAAATTCTAACCTTTTCACTTGGCTAATGAACATTCTAAAGGCTCTCGGGAGATTTTTTACATGAGCGACTTGCCCGTCCACACCACGGTTGACGAAGAGACTAAAAACCTTTTAGAGTTCTATCCCCCGCATCCACCTCGTACCTCGACCCCTGAATATAACGCTACCCATGTTCTATTAACGCACACTCTAAATATGCCCTGTAGAGATTGTGGAGTGCGGCACACCACGCTTGCTGACCCTATCGCTAACCCTCTAGGAGCTAAAGACCTAGAAACCCACCACTGGCCATTGCAACGAGAGTTTGCCGACGCCATCGACCCCATGAAAGTCAATAAAGAATACCCTGAAGTTACCGACAGGGACTCGTTAAACAAGTTTATTGACAGTCCTAAGAATATGTTGGTCCTTTGTGTAACTGGTGATACAAAAGTGATGATGGACAACGGTAAGTCTAAACCCATTAAAGACATTGTTGTTGGGGATATGGTGGTTGGCCACGATTTAGGTGCATACGAGGTAACCGCAATAATGAACCGTGAAGTAAACGAACCTCTTTATAATATTAACGGTGTTAAAATGACCCATAATCACCCAGTGCTAACTAGAAACGGTTTCGTCGAGGCATCTCTTCTGGAAGTAGGGCAAGTTATTTACCAAGTCGGGGTGTTCTTTCCTTATATGCTCCGTTTGCGACGGATAAAGTCTAAGGTTTTCAATAGCATTATTCGTCCTATTGCCATCGATATGATGAATACGTTCCTCTGGCTTAAGTTTACGGCTAAGATGTTTCTCCATGACATATCGATGTTGTTGCATGGCACGATATTTACCGCTGCTTTCCCTGACACTAATTCTTATATACCCCTTAGTCGTGACAGCAGGGGCAACGAACGGCTGGAAACTACGGGGTTTAGAGTTCAACAGTTTCAACCGACAAGTATTGGAACAGGTCTTTTTAATTCTTCGCTTAAGTTGCCAATCATAAACCGTGATTTCTTTACCGCAAATTTCACACTGGACAATACCCTTAGGAATACCCGCCTGTTGACGACGCTTAGAAGAACACTCCTTGGAACAGGTTTTGTACCTAAACGCCAAATGGTTGACAATCCGAAAACTCGTGCCACAAATAACACATTTTTTAATCGTTTGTTGGTCAGGCTTACTCTTAAGACTGGGTGGATTTCTGTCAATCATATATCTATCTCTGATTATATAGGAAAGGTATACGACATACAAGTAGAAGGTTCGCATAGCTTTATAGCTAACAATATCGCTGTTCATAACTGTGACGTAGACCATCGTAGCCCTACTAGGGGCATTCATCACATTGGAGATGCTTTGGAAGCCTGTAAACGCTTTATTATAGATGGCTACATTCTAGATGATGTGGCCACTAATGCAGCGACAGACTTAGCCAAAGACGCTCAACTAACAGCGAGCGAAGTCCCTAACCAACAAATATAAGGAGAATAATATGAGTTTTACAAAATTAGTAGGCGCCTACGCCAAGTATGTACCGCTTGTCGTGCCAGTTTTACTGGTAGTCGTTCAGGCTCTAGTAGATAACGGTTATGTGTCGGTGAGCGGTCACACACTAGCCTTAGTCAATGTATTACTGGCTGCCGTCGGCTTTCACGCTCTGCACGTTAGGACGAAGTAATGGACTTCCTCGAGCGCCGATACCAACAACTAACGGTATCGGAGCTTGGGGAACAGTTAGCTAATCTAACCGAACAAATGTGGGACACTATGGACTTTTTACACGCCATACAAATAGGACGCATTGCCCTTATGAACGAGATACAACGCCGTGGCAAACCACAACAAACAGTTCAATAGGCACCATGTGTTTTTCACGGGGCAAACCTACCGCAAGAACCCCCGCCTTAATGCCTTACGCAGCCAACCTGGGTTAGTAATCCCAATTTATAAACCAGACCACGCCCTACTCCACTGTGAGATGAGACCAACGCCAGTACCAGACATTGATGCTGCCTACTGGTTCTATAAGTCTATCGTCACTCCCTACACCCCAGAACAGCCTAGACTACAGACATTAGAGCAAGCTATCGGCTGGTTTGCTATGACCGACAATGAGCCGACAGCCGAACACCTACATGAACAGATGGGCTACTTCTTACTACATGACGAACGGGAGGATAGGGCAGCATGACTACCGATAGACCAGATAACCCCGAAGTAACTCTTTATCAGCTAGAGTGGTCGCAGCGCCCTAGATTAGACCTAGTTCAGAGACAGGCTTTTCTTAGAGAAGTAATCGGCAGTATGACCATTGAATTAGAGGTAATAGTAGGCGAAATCTGGCGGCAGGAAGACGAGAGTTTTTATTGAAGCCTATGACCCAGATAAAGACGTCAGTATTGATATTAACCTAGCTGGCGAGACGGCACATATCACCAGAGAGAATACTACGGTGTTCGGCTTTCTAGGGGCTTTGTCAATATATGACCACATCTTCTATGTCCCTGAAGACCAAGAGGAGACCGAGGATACGACCTGTACCTATATATTCAAGGACGTCGATGGCTACGATAAGTTTCTAGCTTACCTGTTAGATAACTACTACGAGGCACACTTGAACCTAGTTGAAGTGGCTGAGTGTGATGTTGAGGCGTGGGAAAACCACACCTTTAAGGACGTAAGGGGTGAGGCTAGCTTCCCCCAGAAATGGGAAGTTGAGTAAGCGAAGAAGTAAGCCGGGAACTACGATTACTTTTATACTTACGGACTAACTTATCCAATAGACGCTCGTACTTACCGCCTTGGATTTCGTAGTAGAGGGTGTAGGATATTGAGTTGTTTAATATTCTAGTCAAAGGCGAGTCTAGGTTCTCTTGCAGGGGGGTGCGACTCTTAATCTCCTAGTTTTATATTAGTCCTCTAACGAGTAAACATCAACCTCAACCCGAGGGTTTAACTTGTCCCACTCCTTGAACGCTGTATACTGGCGGATCTGGCGGTCATTCTCATAGATGCCAGCCTTTTGCATTACATCAAACAGTAAGCTGGGATCAAGGTCATTGCGCTTACTAGGATACCAAACAGTCACTTCCACGCCCACATCACCTTTCAGGGGTTTCTTGCGCCATTGACGCTTTAATTGTAGGGTGGCTAGTGCCTCAAAGTCTAAGGCACTAGCTGACTTAATAGAGGCTATTTTAGAACCATAGCGGACGATCCGCCGGCTATTGCTCTTGCTCTGTAGGTGACCCAGTATTACCATCTCGCTCAGCTTTTTTTTTGGCTCTAGCTAGTACTGCTAGGGCACTCATCTTTTTAGCATATTCGGGATCTTTGAACGGCAGATATGGGTTCTTACGTTTCTTGGCTAGTTCCGAGAAATAGCCATCGGGTCTAATGGTGGTGTACTTAATGGTCATTTATTACTCCAGGAAGTCAGATGGTATGGTATCGTCATCGGTATCTTCATTTACCTCTAGTTTACCATTAGCGTCAATACTACCAAGTTGGGTTTTAATTGACTTGCCGGCTTCAAAGCCCTCAAATGGTTTCCAAAAGACCTTGAAGTCCATATAGCTGCGACCAGTCTTTTCGGACTTAATCTCGCCCAAGGGTTCGATACGCACCTTACAGCCGATCTCGATCTCGCTGAACTTACTGTGCAATACAGTCGAGTCCCATACAGATACATCGCCCTTATCGGTCTTGATGACGTATAGGCGCGACTCATTAGCCCCGACGTTATCTTTCTTGCTAACATATACACCCTCAATCGGTGACTCTCGATCCCAAGTTACACTATCGTTTATAGACACTTCATTCCACCCGTCTTTAGTTGTTGTTGCCATATTGTCCTCCTTACTTTAATTCACTTATTTTCTTAACATTCGGTGTAATAAACCGATACAAGCTAAGCACTTCCAAGAATTTGTCCTCACAGTCTTTAACAGTTAGATTGAGTTCACTAGCCTTAAGCGTGTTAAGCACACCATCCTTGCCGATACGCACTACCATTAAATCTGTAGGGTACTGTTTACTAAAATCAATCCCGGGCTTTAAGCGAGTGGCCTTTTCCTCTCGGTAAGCTAAGTTGTACGCTCCGAGTTGCATAAAGTTCTCTAAGTACACACCTTTAGGCGCAGTCCGACTAGAGTTGCTTGACTTCCAGTCCACCATCACGATCTGCCCGTCAATCTCTAGGATGGCATCAAATTTGCCAGCGTAGTTATACTTACGGGAATAACAGACCTTTTCGACTGACAGAACTTTCGGGTCAACCGAGTCAAACCAAGCACCAAATGCTTCCAACGGTTTCTCGATCTCGGGCGTGATATCCATCGGTTCGCCTTTTAAGTAGGCTTCCACGGCAGCATGGATTAGTGTACCGGTGTCTTTGCCTTTGTCACCCTTAACAAGATAGGCTTTCTTGGCTGTCTCTAGTAGTTCCTCGGTTAATGGTTGACCGATCTCTGGCGTTAGTTTCTTGACGGCTTCATTCAATGGCCAGAGCATTAGAGCAGGTTTGTTTAATACCGCACTAAGTACGCTAGTTACACCAACCGGGCTTTGTTTAGTTTCCTCGATAGTGTAGCGATTTCTGGCGTGTTCATTAAAGTGCAAGGTTACACTGTTGTTATACATTTTGGTTGTTTCACTCATGATCGCTCTCCAATCCACACACAGAAATCGCTCAGACTGCCACGGATACCTGAATGCTCGCAATCACTCAGGTATAGCTCGTAGTAGCGGCTAATTTCTTCGGCTGTTAGTTGTTCCATGCCCTGATGTTACCACAGCGGGCGTAGTGTTGTCAAGGACATTATAGCTGGCTGTTTCTCGAGAGTAGGAGACATTTAACCACATTGAATTATGCCCAACCGGGCAGGCGCCAGCAGTCTACTCTTCCCCACCGCTTAACTTCTTATACAACTCAATACCTAAATCACCCAGTAGGCGGACGATAGGATAGCCACGCTCATAATATTCATCAGCCCATAACCTGAGTTTAAGTTCGTTAGTCAGTTCGATTAGTTCATCAACAACTTCGCTCATGTAGTCCTCCACTGGCCTGATTTGTTACGTTCAATCTTACGCTTATCACCCTCAAAATACGTCCTAACCCACTGACTAGCTTTTTTAACATATTTAATGGCTGGATTAGTTTTGGTTGGTTTACTCATAGCTCTTTACCTACCCTTTCTATTAAATCTTTGACTGCTGATAGAGCGCCGTTGTAACCTTTTTGCTTATCTAAACTTTGTTCCTTTTCAAATGGATAGGCGTCTTCAAGGTCGGGGGTAACTTGTAGTGGCTGTTTCTCGGGCAACTCCCTCTCTATTCTCTCCAGCAGTTCCTTATTAGAGTCTTGGATAAGTTGATAAATGTCATCAACAGCATTTACAGTTTTACCGTTCGGGTCTAACATACCCATCATATTGCTAATTTCCTCCACAGGAATTAACTCAACCAAACAATTAGTGATTTCCTGTTTTATCTTTTCTCTTAGCTCTTCATCTTTAGGGTTATTCCCTTTTACTTTATGTGTCATAACTCGTCTGCCAATTCTTTACCACCAAATCCCTCTGCTAATTCAATAACAGAGGCACGATTACAACCCTGCTTAATCTTACCTCGCAGAAAACCTAACATCTTATCTCTTGTTTCATATACTTCGCTGAGTAACGTAACGTGCTGAGGGCTGTTTTTAACCCAAAACGCTTTACAGATTGCTCCACCGCCGATAGAGGGCGTTAAAATGTCTCCATCATCTAAGTAAGTTAGATTATTATGTGTATCTATATAGAAAAATGCTCTATCTTTTAACGCTTGTTTTATATCTTTACTCATTATCTCTTACTCCTTTACTTTATGTGTCATAGCTCTAATCCTCTACGAGTTTATATTTCTTGCCGTTAATCTCTACTTCTTTAGGAGTGCAGTCTTTGGACTTGGTCTCTACATCAATACCCGTAATGTCTTTAAAAACTTCTGAATCGAAGTTTGGTAGGTCTAAGAATTTCTGTCTATTCTCCTTGCTTGTATCTTTCCAGAAGTTAGCCCACGCATCAGTCCAAGAATAAGTCTTTAGATAACCTTGTCTTACGAAAAAGTTAGGGTAGGCTTTTTTCTCCTCATCAGTCATTTCTGATTCTGGTATCCATTTGGTTAAATAAAACTCATTAAAGTCTGGGTGGTCAATATCGTCCCATTTTAGATTGGTTTCCTTATTAAACATACGGACAGTAGTTTCAGTAGAGTTGAATATACCCGACTGTCTATTAGAACTGTTCCCGTAGCCAGAGTTCCCGTCGCCAGAGTTCCTGTCGCCAGAGTTCCAGTAGCCAGAGTTCCTGTCGCCAGAGTTCCTGTTGCCAGAGTTCCCGTCGCCAGAGTTCCAGTCGCCATCGTTCCAGTAGCCAGAGTTCCTGTCGCCAGAGTTCCTGTTGCCAGAGTTCCTGTTGCCAGAGTTCCCGTAGCCAGAGTTATTTTCTCCCGTATTGTCTATACCTGTGTTAGTTGGTTGTTTCATAATTATTCTCCTTTAATTACTTTATGTTCTGGGGTGGGCAAATTGCCTTTAATGGATTTGCCGCCTGATGTAGCAGGTTTTACCCAACTAAGAGTAATATCGCTCCAATAAATCACTTGACCACACTGGGGGCAGGAGTAGCATTGTAGACCTTTGCCTTTAGGCAGCGTTATCCAACAATGTTGCCCCGTATTCTTTAAGTTACACTTTTTAATTTCGTTCATTTTGCACTCCCTTATGTTCATATAACTGGATAGGTGGGGTGGACGGATTAGAGTTAGTCATCTGAGTTTCTTCTGCCTCTATGGTGGTAGAATGTTTCAAGCACAGCCCATAACTTAAATCTTGCATTAGTGCCGTAGCTAGCAAAATAAGCACCATCTTTATGCACTTCGGTATACCACCGCCTAGGGTGCGATAGCTTACCTCTAGTAATATGAACTACCGTCTTACCGAACTTATACTTACTACTATTTTCCCACATAACACCCTCCATAATTAGCTAGATTAGTTTTCATCTCTTACCTCGGTTTCTTTTAGGTGTGCCAAGCGTTCATACTTCTCTTGTGTTGTATGTCCGTCCCAATGGTCTTTACCTTTCTCTAAGTGGA